ATCACTTAGAAAGGGGCTGACTTCTGCGCTAGGTTGGCCTCTTTGATTTAAACATGGAAAAGGTAAGGCAAAAACTAGCTTTGATGTGGATAATTTACGGAATGTTTGATGTTGATAGCCTTTTCATTTACCGAAAAATCAAGCGCACCGGGGTGTCAATGAATGGAATAAAGGCCAAACTTAATAACGAGAATTGAGCAAAATAGGCCAGATAGCGGAGGGGTATGCTAACCTTATTTTAGGCGAAAATGAAGAACTTTACCAACATCGCGAAGCAATCTGCCAACAATGCCCAATGATGAACTCTAACGGAACATGCGGAAAATGTGGCTGCCTTCGTCAGGCCAAACTAAGGGTTAAACAAGCTAACTGCCCGGTAGGGAAATGGTGATGGCTGGTAGACCATTAGGAACTAAAGCCATAGAAACACCAGAAAAGCTACTTGAGCTATTTAACCAGTTCAAAGAATGGGCAAAGGCTAACCCGTACAAATGGCACGACTATGTAGGAAAGGATGCTGAAGAAGTCTGGAAGAAAAGGGAACGCCCAATAACATGGATAGGGTTTGAAGGATGGCTCACTGAACAAGGTATTTTAACCGGATTGCAACATTATGAGCAGAATACCAATGAGGCTTATAGCGATTATTTGCCCGTCATACGCGTGATTAAGCGTCAATGTAGCGCGGATGTGATTACAGGGGCATTAGCCGGGGTGTACAACCAGAACATAGCAGCCAGACTAGAAGGGCTTAAAGAACAGTCTGACGTTAACCTAAACGACAATAGAAAGGTAGTTGGTGAAATGTTTCCGGATGAATTGGATAAAACGGAGTAAGGATGAATGGCCAAAGTAATCAACCCAAACCTCCGCTTTCTATGCCAGCACCTTCGCGCCACCGAGCGTAACGAACTAATCAAGATTTACGACCAATCCCATCCGCTACAAAAGGATGCGGCTTTCGAGGAATACAAACGACATTGCGCTGAACGCGGTATTAAATCGGGTGCCGTACTGGAGGGTTCAAGCCGATCGGCTAAGACATGGAGTAGCCTAGACTTCATCGTCTACATCACATCAAAGGTTGAAACCAACGTAACGATCAACATAATGAAGGAAACCTATGTATCCTTCAAAACAACGCTTTACGATGATTTTAACAGGCGGTTACCAATGTATGGCATAGACTCACCATTTGCCAACCGGCAGGAGGTAAAGTCATTCAAGCTATTTGGCAGCAAGATAAACCTGATAGGAGCCGATTCGGAAAGTGCCCAACACGGGGTAAGCTGCGACTACCTTTATTTTAACGAAGCCTTAGACATTTCCAAGGGTGTAAGGAATCAGGCCGAAATGAGGTGTAGGAAGTTCTGGTGGATGGATTACAACCCTAAATTTGCCAACCATGACATTTACGATTCAACGGTTACCCGTCCTGACGTGGCGTTTTTAAAGACCACGTACAAGGACAATCACTTCATAAGCCCAAACGAACGTATCAAAATAGAGGGTTACCAGCCCGTCAGTATGTCGGCCATTGCTTTAAAGTTTGGATCCGGCAGCGAGGACGAGGCAGTTAAGTTCTCCGCCATCAAAAAGGCTATTGCATACGATACCAAAAAGAATTTGGGATTATTCCACGTGGAACAGTTGACCGAATTAGATCGATGCAAGCGCAACGATGAAGCAGGAACCGCCAGCCTTTACGATTGGAAGGTCTACGGACTCGGTGAACGAATGGCACAAGAGGGCATAATATTTCCTAACGTCACATGGATAAAGGAATTTCCAAAAGACATTGAGCTTATCTATTGGGGTACTGACTTTGGGTACACGGTTGATCCATCGACACTGGTTAAGGTAGGAATCAAAGGGACTGATATGTTTATTCAGTGCATGGCCTACCAGCCTACCCCAACGCCTAACGATTATATTAACATGGTAAAGCCTATCCTAAAAGACGGTACCGCATGGGCAGACCCGTCAGGGGAGTCAGGGGGTAGGCTTTACATCTCATCAGCAAGGCGCGAAAAGCTCAACATCTTCGCAGCCAATGTTTACCCGGGCAGCATCAAAGACGGGATAGCCATAATCAAAAAGTACAAACTATACTTAGTCGACACCCCCGAAATGCGAAAAGAACAAGCCGGGTACTGCATGGCAATGGCCAAGGTTAACGGGGTAATGGTTCGCACTGACAACCCTATTGACGCACACAATCACATCTGGGATCCGGTTAGATATACATGCCTTTCCAATAGGCTGTAAATATTCCCAAACATTTATTTGTTTCCCATTTTAGGAATAGTTTACTTTGTTGGGAATTAAAAGCCCATCCAAACCATGATATTCCTAAAATGGGATTAGTTGACAGGGTTATTGCTACTTGGAATAATCTCACCGTGCGTAAGTATGCGGGAAGCTATTTCTATGCTATCAATGGTAAAACTGACACGTTTGATGAGGTAGATTGTCTTAAGGCCTATCGCGAAATCCCAGAAGTAAACGCTCCAATCAATTTAAAGTCAAAAGCCTTTTCTAACCTTAAACTAAAAGAGGTTGATAAAGACGGGCAAGAGATCAAGACACCGGAAGGACAGGCACTAATCAAAAGGCTTCAAGAGCCTAACTGGTTTCAGCAGGGCAAAGAGTTTCTAATTCACACTAAGGTATTACGTGAAACCTTTGGCAATGAGTACATCTACAAGACCACGCCAATAGGGTTCGATCCTAAAATAGATCGGGTAAAGGCTTTGTATAGCATCCCCGCAAACATTGTAAAATCTAAGTACGACAATTCAGTCCCGTTCTTTTACCACGCGGAGAGGCCGGAAGTAATATACAAAATCAAACAGGACAATAAGCCTGACTTGGAAATTGACAGTAAATACGTTATCCACTTTAATGATAACAGATCGGTAATCGAAAACGCTACCGACAAAAATCTATTGAATGGTGAAAGTAAATTATCTGCTTTGGCGTGTGTGATAAACAACATCCGCATGGCCTACGAGAGCCGGGGCATCATTCTAAAATACCGAGGCGCAAACGGGGCGTGGACTAATGCTGGCAAGGACGGAATCGGTACCGCTGGATTTATTGACCCAGATGAAGTAGATAAATTTCAAAGAGCGTTCAAAAAGTATGGCACAATGAAAGGCCAACATCAAACCATTGTGACTTCAATGCCATTGGTTTGGAATCAGGCAGGGGTTAACAATCCAAAGAACCTTGGACTATACGAGGAAACCTTAGAGGGCTTTAATAAAATCATTGACTCGCTCGGTGTGCCTCCTGAAATGTTCGTTCGCGCTCAAGGCAGTACTTACGAAAATCAGAAGCAAGCGGAGAAAGGATTTTATATACGCACTATCATTCCAGAAGCTAATGAGTGGGCAATGGGTATCGCTTCTGAATTTATCGACACGTCAAAGAGTTCGATTATTGCCGACTATTTCCATTTGCCAGTATTCGATGAAGATTTAAAAATGTTGTCTGACTCAAAGATGGCAAAGGTCAACTACCTGTCTAAACTTTTACAGGATCAGCAAATCACAAACGAGGAATATAGGCAAGAGCTTCAAAAGATTGGCATAGGTGACGGAAAGGAAATTGAAAAGGAAGAAGAAGATAACTCGACAGATTCAACTGAAATAGAAACAGAAGACGAAACAGAAGATTAATATGGCAAAGAAAAAACAACAACCAAAGTCACCAGAAGCAAAGAAGGAATTTTCCTCTTTGCCAAAGTCATACATCGACAGACTTAATCGTGCTATCGAAAACCGTAAACAAAGAAAAGATGCAGCCAAAGCTAACGCCAAAGCAGGTCAAGGACTTGAAGGACAAGAGGGATAAAATTATTTCTAACAATCAAATTGTAAAGAAATGAAAAAGGACTTTTACGAATCGCTTTTACAGGAAAAGGAATTTCGTATGACCACGCAGAAACGAAAGTTTACTGATGCCTTTACGTGCGATATTTTTAAACCGGAAGAAGCCGTAACCAAAGGAAAGTTCCTTTACGAAAACGATGAGACTAAAGGCATCCTAAAGCGAACCATTGTCGCCAACACTTACAATTACATGGACTCGCACGATGACGTGCATCTTGCTGGCATATTCTCAAAGTCTATTCAGGAGCGCGGCAACCGCATCCCACACCTACACGATCATAAGTTTGAGCTTGGAGCCAAAGTAGGACGGGCGTTATCGTTTACCGAAGCCCATATGAAGTGGAGGGCTTTAGGTCATGCGAAAAACGGGGACACCATTGCGCTATTGATGGAAAGCCAGATTGAGCAGAAACTAAATCCCGGAATATATGACGAGTACAAAGCGGATGCCATCGATCAGCACTCGGTCGGGATGCTTTACGTCAAGGTAGACGTTGCAATCAATGACGAGAACTACAAACAAGAATACGCCACATGGGAGGAAGTCTACCCATTACTAGGCAATAAAGACAGAGCAGACGCAAAGGGATACTTCTTTGCAGTGAGGGAGGCGAAGTTGATTGAAGTCTCTGCCGTATTGCTTGGATCAAACGAACTTACACCAACATTGAACAATAAAATCCAGCCGGATATTTCCACTGGTAAGGACAAAGAGCCGATCAAAGCCACTCTTAACGTCAGCAAGTTGATAAGTATTTATTCACAAAACCTTAAAAATTGAAAAGATGGAAATCGAAATGAAAGAATTTCAAGACCTATTTGAGAAAATAGGAAAAGAGAACGGGGCAAAGATTGAAAGCTCTGTAAAAGATGCTGTGAGCGAGGCCACAAAAGGATTGCTTACCAGCGAAAAGTTAGCCGAAACTTTAGAGAAAAACGGTATCAAAGCCGACACTATCGAGACGCTGACAAAGGCAGTTGAAAAGCAAGGCATCGAGTTACAAAAGTTTATCTCTGGCAAAGGTGGCAGCGAAAACAAATCGATTGCTCAAATGCTGGAAGAAAAGAAAGACGAGTTGAAAGCGTTGGCATCAGGTGACAAAAATAGAACCATTAAGATGACTGTTAAGGCTCCTGTATTACGTGCAAGTGTAACCAACAGCACCCAGGCCATGCGCTTGGATGACATCGGCCAGGTTGCGTATCGTGGACTTACTCTTTCGTCTTTGTTCCGTCAACGTCCTGTAGCTCCAAACAGCAACGGGGTAATCCGTTACACTGATCAGTCAGCACCTACACGGGCAGCGGCAGCGGTAGCGGAAAACAACGCGTTCCCGGAGTCTACTTTCCCTTGGCAAGAGTACACTTTGAACCTTCAAAAGATTGGCGATCAAGTGCCTGTATCTGTTGAGGCGTTCAATGATGTTGACTACATCGCTGGAGAGATTCAGGCATTGCTTGAGATTAACGTGCGATTGAAAGAAGATCAAGACCTTTGGAATGCCAACGGAGTAGCCCCTAACATCAGAGGTATTTTTGATTATGCGCCAACGTATAGTGCTCCTGACTTGGCTCTTGATGACCCTAACTTGTACGACTTGATTGTAAAGGTTCAGGAAAGCATCAACTCAGGCCGCGAAAGCAATTTCCGCGCCAATACCGCGATTGTTTCGTACGCTGACTTTAACGCTTTGTTGATAAAGAAAGCGGTAGACGGTCACTATGTCCGTCCTGAATGGGCGCAATTGTTGCCAGATGGCACCGCAAATGTGAACGGTATTAAGGTTATCCCTCATGCCTTGCCTACAGCAAACACTATGTTGGTAGGTGATTTCAATTGGGGTGAGCAGTTTAATATGGGTGACGTTGAGGTTGAGATGGGCTTCATCGCCAATCAATTCATCAATGACATGATGACTATTAAGGCTCGCAAGCGTACTGCCTTGTTAGTGCGTAACGTGAACTTGAATGCGTTTGCCAAGGTAACCGACATCGCTGCTGCAATTTCATTACTTGACTAATTAAAAAACGAAAATGAAAAAGATGAAACTATTTTTAATCGCTGGCTTGGTAGCCTTGCTGGCGTTTTCTGCTAACGCGCAAACAGTACCGTTCTTCAATCCGTTGTCAACTGCTGGAGTATTTCCGCAGACTGACACGGTGACGAACACGGCAACCAGCTTTATCACTACTCGCAGAATCAACCAAGAGCGTGCAACGTACACGGTAGTCCAGGTAAACGTGACGAAGATTTCTGGAACTGTGGGAGGTACTATTTCGCTGTTAGGTTCTACTGACGGAGTGAATTTCTATGCACTTCGTACGATTGAGACAGTGACGGCTTTGCCTACACATACCGCTACTGACGCAACCGCTTCATATCATTGGAGAATAAATGGCGCACCGTTCCCATTCTTTAGAGTGAGTTACACCGGAACGGGTACGATGTCTGCCTCATTTGGGGCGCAGATATTCTTCAGTAAACCGTACTAAAAACAAAAGAGAAATGTTTGTAGTTGCCCAAGATTATAACCGATTGCCTTACAACCTTCAAATAGAGACGGATCAGTCTACTATTTTTCAGGACTTCGTAAACTATCACGAGGAAGAAAGGCTGCGTAAACTCTTGGGCAACTTATTTTACGATTCAATGGTTACGGGTTACAATGCACTCCCTGCCTTATGGATAGCTGCAAATGGTACCGGGTACTCAATAGGTAACCAAGTGGTTTATGTTGTTGATGGCAAGGCGGACATTTACACGTCTACCGCTAACACAAACTTACTATTGCCTTCCAATGTAGCCGGATGGATAAAGCAGCCATTCAATAGATGGGCGAGGTTAGTGTATGGTGACACATACGAATATACTGGCTATCCTCAAAAATGGTACGGGATGAACAGATTGGTAAAGCCTTTGATCTATGCACTTTGGACGGCTTACAATTATGACACCCAATTAGGTGCTGGCGTTGTGGTTTCCTTAAAAGAGAACTCAACGGTAATATCACCAATGCAAAGGATCGTCAGAGGGTGGAATGAGTTTGCGAAATGGGCTGGTGATTACGATGAGCTTGAAAATACTTTTTTTGGCTTCCTGTATTACTGCGAATACTTTGACAGCGATGTGACACCGGAATACCCGGACTTTAAAAATTACATCTCTTATGAGTTTTGCAAGCCAGAGGATATGAACACGATGGGTATATGATTGTAGTCTCTGACGATATTGGAAAGGTAGTTCAATCGATGCGTAACGGTGGGTTATTCCTTCCTTACGCTGACAATGACGCTAATCTTTCACCTTACTATATGTACGGGCATCGCATGGAGATAGCGTCACGGTTGACAGAAAAAACAAAAGGAGTCAACAAGAATAAAAGATACCCATTGATTGCTTTGAAGATGGATATAGCGGAAACGGTAAGGGGTAACGTGCGCGATTTTAAATTAAATATTGTCCTCGCCACATTATCGGACGTGAAAAGTACGGCAGATCAACGCATGACAAACACGTTTAAGCCAATACTTTACCCATTGTACGAATCATTTTTAAAGCAGTTCACAGATTCAGGTTTGTTTTTTTGGGAAGGGGAATTAAGTTATCCGCCTCACATTAAACTAGATAGGCCATTTTGGGGAACAGAAGCAAAGGAAGGTAACCTAAAGAATATTTTTGATGACCCGGTTGATGCCATTGAATTAGTAGACTTACAATTTTCGATGAAAGAAAAAGGATGTTAACATTTTAAATAAAAAACATTATGCCAGATTGCGTAATACTTAAAAAAAATCTTGGAATCTCCAAGTGTAATGCACTCCCAGAATTAATTAAGGGAATGATTACGACCCCGGCAAACTTCTTCCTGTCACCTGCCAACGCGCTAATTCAAGCACAATGGCAAACGGCTCTATTGGCTTCTGCCTCAAACAGAATCTATTTGTGGCCTCGCTTTAAGATGTTTGAAAACGCGTCAGAGGATGCGGTTTATGAAGAAAATGAACTAAGCTCTTTGAAAGTTCGTGATGGCCGCTATAGGTTTAAGATTTCGGTAAGAGAAAGCCTTTGTTTGCACAAAGCAATGTTCACACATAGCGGAAATGCAAGCCAAAAAGTTTTCTTCATTGACAATGAAAATCAGATCATTGGCACAACTGAAAACGGAAACTTTGTTGGCTTCGACATTGAGCTATTAAACGTTGAAAAATTGAAGTTCAACGATGGGAAGGTATCTACCAAGACACCTATCTATGTTGTCCTTTCGGACAACAAAGAGATGGACGTGAACGGGACTATCGTAAGTACTGCTGGATTTGTTAACGCGCTGTTTTCTATTGTTGACGTTAATATTACCCAAGTTGGTAGCGCGACTACTTCATTGATACGCGTGACCGTCAAAGCCGACTGCGATGGAACAAGCGTTGACGGATTAGTTGCGGCTGACTTCTCGGTGGTTTCTTCAGGCGGAACGGTTAGAACTATTACAACTGTGACGCAAGCGACTGATGGTGTTTATTCTATCAACTCATCTGCTGCGTTTACTGTTGGTGACATCGTAAACATCAGAGCTGCCAGCTTGCTGTCAATACCTGGCTACGAGTCAACAGGCGGAAAAGTAACGGTTTAGTTTGGTTTAATTGGAGGCCGTCTAGTTTGGCGGTCTCCTTTTTTTACATGGGAAAGATTACTGACTACTACAATAAACTGAAAACGATTACCCCAGAAGTAATTGAGAAAGGCTTATTGAAAGTTGTCGAAGAATCAAAGAACCAAGCAATAGACTTAAACACAAAGCAGTTATTCCAAGGGCGCGATTCACAAGGTCAAAGTTTAATGGGTTACAGGAATCCGCAATACGCGGCTTTCAAAAGATCATTGAACCCAGCAGGGGTGACGGATTTAAAATTGACAGGTAGTTTTCACGAGAGCTTTTTTGCTAAGACAGACAGCTTCCCAGTAATGTTTTCAAGTAGTGATGAAAAGACAGGTGAGTTAATGCAAAAATATGGTAAAGAAATATTTGGACTCGATCAAAACAACCTCGAAGAATTTAGGCAAGAAATTAAGCCAGAGGTTCAAGACCTCTACCGCGACATTTTACACCTATGAGGACATCACGCTAAAACTTTACCTAGAGATAGCCGCATCGCTAGACTTCAAGCGGCTAGTCATCAATGGCAAGGCAAGGGAAAGTGAATTGGTTGAGGCATGGGAGTTTATTATTAGAAAGAACTATGAGGTTAACGGAGGCTTCGATTATATAAACTATTGCGATCTGATAGACGGATATAATTCGTTACTATCAGATTACAACTATGTACGGGCTACGTTGATACAGTTGATGTTTGTTGTAGATGACAACTACATTGAGGAACTAAGGAATAAGGGCTACAGAATCGATACAACGGATTCACTCAAGTATGCGGAGAGCATCAGCAACGCATTGAGGCGATCTGAAAACCTGATTACCAGAATGAAGATGAAGTCTAACGAGATCAGTGACATGATAGGAAGGGATGGAGGCTCAAAGGGTGCCACGTTCGAGGAGATAATGGCAGGGCTTAGTCTGGCTTTAAAGTTTGCGGTTCCTGAAGATATAAAGCTGTCAAGGTTTAACGAGTACAAAAAGATTATAAGCGAACGTAACCAAAAGTTAGACAATGGCTGAAATTACCAGACAAGACCTGATTAGCGATGACGCGCTGCAAGCCCCGGCACTATTGACTAAGGAGCTTGAAAAACTATTGGTTGTTGCCGGTCAGGTGAAAGAGACTAGCAAGACATTGATAGGTGGAAGCGCGGGATTAAAAGAATCAGAGGAAAACACTAAGAAGCT